TGTATCTTTAGTAGACGTTGCAGCATTAGCAAAAAAGAAATTTGCATTACTTAATTGAATATTCTTTTTAAAACCAATAACATCCATTGGTATGAAAGCTACGTTTGCTCTTGCATTACCAACAGCTGTGGCGGTTTGTATGATTGCACCTGAAGCTTGGTTATTTGAAGAAAAAACTGATGCTGTCACACCAACAATCGCTTGTGCATTTACTGTTGTGCTATACTTGATGTTAAGTATAGCACCTTCTATATCAACTTCGGAAACATATGCAAAAGTAGATTCTTCATATACAAGTGTATCATTTATTTTGTAACCTTTACCCGCATTAACTATTTTAAATGTTGGTGGTAGATATGGTGATATAGATGAAACGTTTGCTCTTGCACCACTTGTAGCCGAATCTTCAATTAAAATAATAGTATTTGGTTTCTCAGAATAACCATAACCTCCACTAATCACATTGATACGTTGTATAGAACCTTTTGTAATCTCACCAATTTTTGCTGTTGCACCAATTGGATTTGCAACGTTTGCGTTTAACCCACCATAAACAACAACAGGGTCACCAGGTTGATATGTCAAACCACGGCTTGTTGGATTAATTTTAATCTGACTAATTTGGCCAACAATTTTTGCACTAAGAACATTACCACCAAATAAAACATCTTGATTATTTGAATCAACAATTCTAACAGTTTCACCAGAATTAAATAATCTTTCAATATTTGATACGAATATTTCTGTTTTGTTTCCAACTAATACCGCAGCTTCAATTGTTGCAATAGATTTTGAAGCTTCACCAAAAATTCTATAGTTTTTTGTTTGTAAGAAATAAGGATTGTTTGATAATAGTTTTAAACTCTTTGAAATATACCATGTTCCGGCAGATGCCTTGAACACTGAATCTTTGGTGTTAAATATTTCAACATCAGTGTTGTATAATACACGAAAAAGAAATTCATATGATCCTGGTGTACCTTTACTTTGATATAATTGCCTTGCAACTTTTACAGCTTGTTCTTGACTTACTAAAGATTCTCTAGGAAAGAAAGGTAAAAATTCGTTGTTGAAATAGTCTATGAATTCTTCCGTTGTTGCATCAACATCTTTGTAATTCAATAGGTTTTTTGATCTATCTGTTACTTTACCAGTTGTTTCCATCCATTCATAGTAAGCCTTTAGGAATAGATTGAAGTTGGCATAGTCTGGATTATCCCGAACATACTCGGGTAACTGTGATAAAACCAGATTGGATGTTTTTTGATTGTTGTCTATCATGTTGATTTGGCAGTAACATTGACAATAATTGATTGTGGATCAAATTCATCTACAGTGATAACTCTATTATATGTAGATGAAATAATTGTTGTTGTTGGGTTAGTAGTTACAGTTAATAATCCCAAATCATTATTTACATTAAGTGGTGAGAATGCATTTAGTGTGACTACACCTAGATTGTAATCCACAGTACCAATATTACCTTTGAACACAGTCTTGACATTTGTTGTATCATTGTAGTATAATCTTAGTATACCGTAACGACCTTCAAGTGTAATTATACCTCCACCTGATGAACCTGTAGTATCTCCTGCGGCCGGAGTAATTTTAAGTATGGCAGATGTGTATCCTGTTCCTTTTGTCAAAACATTAATTTGTTTTATTGTACCATTATTTGTCATAACGGCTTCGACTGTTGCACCAGTTCCATCACCTAATATGGTGACTGTTGGTTGACCTTGATAACTAAAACCAGGATTTGTTATTGTAATAGATTCCACACCACCTGTTGATGATGGCACTTCTTCAATGTAAAGCCCATCAACTGATAATGCCAAATTTAATGGGTTTCTATACACAACAGAAGGTGTACTGGTGATGCCACTCAAAAATAAACCACGTTTTAGTGGTGCACCGTAATACAACTTGTATGTTGTTGGTGTTGATAGGTTTGGATAAAATTTCTTCTGTAATTGTATTGATATTTCGTTTGTGATGATAGAAGAATCGACTGAATTGATTTGATTATTAAATTCAGATGATCTAAATGTCGAATTGAAACTATTCAGTGTTGTTCTTGCATAATTGTTAATTGCAGTTTTGATATTTGTTTTTATTTCACTGGCAGTTAATCTCGTTTTCTTAGGATCATACAAAACATTTGCAGTAATTTGAATATATGTGTAATCTGGATCAACAATCGTAGGTTCCACAGTCAATACTGATATAGGTCTCAAAACATCTTTAATCAATTTTGATTTTTGATTTTCAGTTAGCATGTATGCACCAGATGGTTTCATTGCAATGAACACTTGCCCATATACCGGTGGATCATTCTCTTGACCACCCCAAACATTCACCGAATCAAAGGAGTAACCAAGGTTATTCTGTTGTATTGCTGTAATGTAATCTTCTTTAGTTACTGCACGACCTTGTGCAGAATAGGACTTAGGTGCTTGAAATTTAATTGATTCTATAGATTCTTTATCGCCACCTTGAGTTGCAGAGGTTAGTGGAAAAATTCTTGTGTTTGAATATCCTGAAATTGAATCCATCAACACAAAATTGTTTGCAGCGGTAGAGGCCGAGCCATTTGTTACAACATATGATAGTGTGACAATATTACCGTTGGTTAATTTTTTACCTAGTACACCATTACCAAAACTAACTTCATAGAAACCTTTGACATTCTCTTGTAAGAAATAAACTAAAGATGAACCAGAAAGTGTCAAATAATCTTTTCCGTGATTGTAAATGTTAAAGTAATTGTTCGAAGATGATTCCCGTACTGAAACTGTTAACGTAGTTGTGTCCACATTTATTTCAGGTATTTGAAACATGGATTTTGAATTTGTTGTACTATCGTAGGTGAAAGACAAAGATACTGGTGTACCTTGTTTCAATGTTACACCATCAAAGTTTGCAGTATTATTTAATACCGTAACTGTGGTATTTTCAGTTGTAACAAACATGTAACTGATGCCATCAATAGATTCCGACAAAAATGATGTAAATTTAGGTAATGTTAATGATGCATCAGTAACTTGATTGACCTTCAAATTGATTGTGGCTGTTGGTGCAATTGAAGATTTTGGTACATAATCCAATGTTTTTGCATGTGAAACAACAGATGCTCTCTGTAAAGCGGTGTCCAAGAATGTTTCATTGGCCACCATGTTCAAGTAATAAGCATTATATTGTGTATTGTATGCTAGAATGTCCAACAGTGTTGAAAGTGCGGAACCATCATAATTATAATCTTTTAAAGTGTCTTGTGACTGAAGATAGTTCTTCAGGCTAGTTTTTATTTGATTAAAATCTAGTTCTGTTATGTTTAAACCAGTATTTGCAGCCATCTTATCTATTTCTCTCTAAAAGGAGTGTTACTGTTGTCGGTAATGTTGCATTTTCTATGTAAAATGTTATTGTAACATCATATTGATTGGAATCTGGATTTGCAGAAACTCTAACACTATCCACCAATGCTCTTGGTTCATAGTTGTTTATAGTATCAATAACTTCTCTTTCAATTAAGCTCGCAACAAGAGGTGAAAAATTTTCAAACAAAAGTGCATCAATGTTTGACCCTAAATCGGGATCAAATGGTCGTTCATATTTCCTTGTTGACAACAGATTTCGGATTGAACGGATTACAGCCTTATTATCAAAACTTAAAGCAACATCACCAGTCACCGGCTTCTTGGTGAAAGTAAAGTCTATGTCTGAGTATATTTTGTTTAAAGTTGTCATCTTTTATTTATGAGCTAAAAGTAAATGCGATTTTTGGAATCTGAGATGTGCCGGTGAAAATTCTTGGGCCGGAATGAGAAATTTCGAAATTTTAATCTCCAATGAATACTGTACCTGAACCGGATTCAATGACATTGGTACCGGCACTATTAAGATCAAAGTGTCCTTCTGTTCCCTTATCACCAGTATCTGCCGTATCTCCAATTCTTGCAGCACCCATAGTACCGTGATTCAAATTGATGGTTTTACCATTCATAACTATATCTCCAGTCACATTCAAAGAATAGTTGCCAGCAACCTTTTCTTGTACACTTCCTTTGACATATAAGTTTGCATTGCCATCGACTGTAATATTACAAACACCTTTTACATGAATATTATTGTCGGAAAGATAAACCTCATAGTTCTTTCCAGATACTTTGGTAACCTTTGACCCGTCAGGTGCAATCTCAAAGAATGTATTGGCCTTATGGTGGAGGTGTATCCTCTCAGCACCAGGTGTGTCATCCAATTCAAATACATGTCCTGCTTCAGTCTGTGTCACCCGATTGTATGGGATTTTTGCATCATATTGTGATTCTGGTTCACTCCAGGTACCACCGCTAGCCGTAGGCACACTGGTATCTAGGTTACTATTGTGGTAACCAATCGCAGTTCCTTCAATTTTTTCATTTCTGTGCAATCTGCTACTGGTAGGTTCACCTAATGGATAGAATGTTCCTTCTGAAAAACCTTTGGATGTATTTGGTCCATTTTTTGGTATACCTGGAAATATACCAATGATGATAGGTGCTTGACTGGATTCACCATCAGTGAAGAAACCAAATGCATAGTCACCTAATAGTGGTGCACCATCAGTCATTGACACATTTGGTGGCAGACAAGGTAACGCCCAAGATAGACCGTCTGTAGGTAATTCTTCAAGGTTGTCTGTGTGGTGACCGAACATACGGACACGCACCCGGCCTAATCCTAGTGGGTCGGTTCTATCTTCAACAACACCTAACCACCAATGAAAACCGTCTTTACCAATAAAATTGTTCATCATGCTGTAATCGCCTGTCTAATGTCCTTGTCTGAGTTATTTGCACCTTCTTGTGCTTTTGGTAAGCTTTCTTTGGCCATTTCTAAAATTGTCTGATATGCAGTTTGTTTGATAATGTGTCGAACCGCAGTGACAAGGTACTTACCTGAATAAGCTTTATCTAGTTCTTTTGTATTGTTTGTTGGTTTTAGTGTGAAAAGATTGAATTCAACTACCTTACCTGCTGTTAGCCCTGGATCACCAGGCACGGCCATTTTTAGTGCCGTAAAATTAGCCAATGAAATTGCAGCGGTTCTAAGTGGTAAGATTGTTTCAATGAAAATGTCTTTTGCAAATCCACCTTCTTTTTCTTTGATGTAAGGTACATTTCCATGGTTTGAATTGCCTGTTGCAACTTTTAACACACCTTCTGGTGATTGATTCAATGCTTTATCGAATCTATTTTTCAATTCATTCAAAATACCACCAGGATTCAACTTTTCCATTGTGTCTTTCATCTTGTTATAATCAAAATCTGTCACATTGAAAGACCTTGTTAATGGATCAATAGAAATCAACCTATTTGCAAACGAACCGGATGTAATCTCTTGTAGTGCATCATATGTTTTGGAAAATTCATATTCAATCACATTGTATGCTTTTTCTTGGAAATTCTGTTTCTTGTTATCTAAGTTCATCGGTTCATACTTGTATGTTGCATAAACTTTGTCTTTGTACATAGATTGTAGAGACCTAAAGTTGAAACCTTCTTTTGTTTCAAAGAATAACATATCAGCGGTGCTGTTTTGTTTCTTTGGTCTTGCATATGTTGATACCCAACTGATAGTTTCAAATGGTTTTAATTTTGGCACAATAAAATCATAAACACCAGTTGTTTCTTCAATTACATTGATGTTTTTTGGTTTGACTTTAAGTTTTTCTGTTAATACATCTTTAACAATTTCAGAAACCTTTTGTCCAGAATATGACTTACTTATCTTTGTCTGCTCTGAAAGCATCAATTCTTCAGAACAGAAATGTAGTGTGTAGACCTCGGTGTTATGATTTCCACCTGGTTTTCTATCACCAATCTTATACACCCTAAAAATTTGGTCGTTAGCATTTGGACCATTTTTCACTTTACCAAAATTTACTTCAAGATATTCGTTGCCAGTTAACTGTAGAAGTTCAATGAAACCTTGTCCATCAACCACAGTCACATAACCAGATGCTGCAAATGTGTAGATATCTTCATAATATGAAAACTCCATCATTATTTTTTTAAGTTCTATTCTTTTACCATTCGATGTTAAAAAATTAAGTGTCTTTAAAGAATAGTCTTGTGGTGAATAAGCACCAGAAGCTTCAACTGGAGTGGGATTATTTGTGGCCATATTAACTCATCAAATCTTGAAATTCATTTTCCAATTGGTCAACATATTTTGAATTCAATATGTTAATGTTTCTTTTTGATTCATTTAAATTCATTTCATATTCATAATTGGTTATAGGTGTTGATTGTATTGTTATATCCAAATAACTTTTTGTATTGGCTGTTGTAGAAAGTCCATTTGCCAATCGGCGTTCATTAAGTTCAATTGTTTTAACTAAACCAACACCAAGAAATTCTTCAGTTGAAATGATAAAACTTTCTGTGACTGTTTGGTCATCATCAGTGCCACGGGTAGTTTTGGTAATCACCTTTTCATAATGATGTAAATTATTCAATGTGTTACCATACTTGTCATTTACATACTCATTAAACTGTATTGAATTGAGTGGCCAGTCCCATTGTGGATCCAACATCTTGTTTGCAAACAATACTATCCAATAACGATATGGATCATCATAGTATTTGTATGCAACAATTTCTGGTGTATCACCATCTTGTATATCATATTTGTAATATACCATTGTTTGATATTTCGGTTTGACTTCAAGCATCATAGTTTTTGTTTTACCATCTCTATCACAAACTTTAACGACAAAATCAGGAAAATAACGGTGCATACTGACTCTGGCCATAAGATTAGTCATAATGGTGGAAATACCATTATTATTTGTGAGAATTATTTTTGGAAGTGTATCAAAATATTGCATTTCAATAACCTTTACTTTCTATTTTTTCTCTGTCTATCAATTCTATTTCTTTAAAACTAATAGACATTGTAGTTTGAATTGGTGCACCATCTGTATGTGCAGACCATCCGTTTGGTGCATAATTCACATCAATACTTTCAATAACACATTCTGCCACTTTACCAATGTTTTCATTTTCTTTACCATTGGACTTAAATTCCAAATTAAATGTAGATGGCGGTATAAAAAGCATACCAGCAGAACCAGAAACAATCCTTGGTGCAGCGTGTGTTCTAAACATTTTTACAATATTTTTCACCATTGTTGCTTCATCTTTTGAGAAAGGTGTGAAAGTAAAGGACATTTGAAATGACCTAAAATCTATACCATCAAACATCAATTGTTGTTGTGGATTAAGTGCAAGGCCTTGTGTTGACAAAGCTAATTTAGCAGCATTTGATTGAATTGCTGAAAATGCTGGTGTTGCCACCTCTTTTACACCAGGAATTCTTGTTAAAACTGATTCAGCAACTTCAAGTAGACTTGTTTGATTGTAACTAGCTGAATTGGTGAATTCCAATGTATCTGGCATATATAAATTTATTGCACCTACAATTTGTGATTTTTTCTGGGTGAATGTTATTTTTGATTGGTCTATGACCGCACCAGCAGCATTAGAGCCTTTTTCAACAAAATCTTTACCAACAAAATTATCTTTACCTGCGTTGTAAATTTCATTTGCACTATTTTTCACACCTTTAAAAGCATCATTTAAAGTATAGGATTTACCTTGTTCATATCCAGTTGGTTGTATTTCATTAATACAAAATTGAATAACATGATTTTTTTGGCCGGAACCTAAATCTCTAGGATAAGATAGAAGTTCGAATTTATTAGAATTGCCAAACAATTTACCCAAAGGACCTTTAAGTGCAGCTCCAGGAATTGACACGCCACCGATTGATGTTGGAATTGAAATTATTGCCATGGTCTTTTCTAAAAAGATTGATATATAGTATTTATGGCATATTCTGGAAGATTCCAACCCTCAAATCCTCAAAAATACGCAGGGGATTACAAAAATATCATTTATCGCTCATCATGGGAATGCCGAGTGATGAATTGGCTCGACAAAAATCCAAATATTGTGTCTTGGGCTTCAGAGGAACTCATAATTCCATACAAATCTCCTGTGGATAATCGTATGCACCGTTATTTTCCTGATTTTGTCGTTAAAGTTTGTGATAGAGATGGTAAAACAAAAACTATGATGCTTGAAGTCAAACCGAAATATCAAACAATGGAACCTGAAAAGAAGAAACGTGTTACTAAACAATACATACGGGAGGTTGTAACTTGGGGTGTCAATCAGGCCAAGTTCAAGGCGGCAACAGAATATTGTTTAGACCGTGGTTGGGAATTCAAACTTATAACGGAACACGATCTCGGACTATAACTAAATATCCGATGATAACAAAATCCATACTCACTACACTGTCAGAAGAAAAGGTTTCGGCTAACTATCAAACGATGAGCCGAGAATCCATGACATGGTTATTAAAGCGAATTGCAGATTTAAGAAACCCAGGTCGATTAGCCATTCCAATAACAAGAGAAAAGTCTCGCTGGACCAAACCATCCGATAGACAAAAGTTTTTGATGGGTGGACTATACTACTTTGTATATGATCCTAAAGGCAAAAGTGATTTGCCTTATTATGATAGATTTCCACTGGTTTTGCCTTTAAAACGACAATCTGATGGTTTTCTTGGGTTAAACATACATTATTTGCCACTTCGTTATAGATTAATTTTTATGAAGAAGTTGTTGAATTTTGCAATTTACAATGATGAAGATGAGATTAAGAGAATTCGTATCACATATCCAATGTTAGATGCATCGTCTAGGTTAAAAGAATTCAAACCATGTATCAAACATTATTTGTATGGCCACATTAAATCCAGAATATTGGCTGTCGAACCTAACGAATGGGACATTGCAATGTATTTGCCTGTACACCAATTCAAGAAGGCTCAACCAAAAGAAGTCTGGAAAGACTCAGTAGAAGAAATAAGGAACTAAAATGCCAGTTTCAATTAGCGGTTTTAAATCATCTTTCACCGGCGATTTGGCTAGACCGAATCGTTTTGAGGTGGATGTTCCTATTCCTTTTACACTGTTGGCTTATGTAAAGACCAATAGAAACCTGAAATATAGATGTGAGAACGCAAATCTACCAGGTAGAACACTTGCAACAATCGAACAAAAGACATATGGTCCGATTGAGAAGTTTCCATATCAAAACACATACAGTGACATTGATTTGACATTTATTGTTGATGATGATATGTCACAAAAAGTATTCTTTGATGCGTGGTTAAACTTTATCAATCCGTTGTACAACAACAACTTTAGATATAAAAGTGATTATTGTACAGATTTGACAATAACACAATATGATGTTACGAATCAACCATCATACTCTTGCAACTTGTATGAGGCATTTCCAATTGCAATAAACCAAATGGACTTAGATTGGTCTAATGATGGTTACCACAAACTATCAGTGACATTTGCATACACTTACTGGAAAAACAATTCTCTCCAAGGCCTTGCGATGGAACTGTTGGATTCGGCAGTCGGAAATGTTATCGACAAGTACGGTGGCCTTGGTGGTACTACAAAAGGTGCTATTGGTGCAATCACCGATAGTGCCACTGGTGCCCTTGGTTCTGGAATTGATTCGATTGGCAAAAGTGCTGATAATATTAATGGATTTGTATAATTAAATTGGAGAAATTATGGCTTTACCTAAACTTGATGTGCCAACATATGAAATTGAATTACCTATATCTAAGAAAACAATTAAATATAGACCGTTTCTAGTTAAAGAACAAAAGAATCTGTTGATGGCTCTAGAGTCAAATGAGTCCTCAACGATTCAACAGAATGTCCGTGACATACTGAACAATTGTACTTTGACTGAAGGTGTCAATATTGACAAATTGCCAATCATTGATGTTGAATATTACTTCATCAATCTCAGAAGCAAATCTGTCGGTGAAATTGTAGAGACAAGATACCGTTGTAATAATGAGGTTGAAGAAAAGGTTTGTGGTAACATTATGGAAGCAAGTGTTAACCTACAGAACATTCAACCATACCGTGAAGAAGAAGTTAGTCCAGAAATTCAATTGACTGACAAGATTATGATTAAGATGAAGTACCCTGAGTTTGGTATCATCAAAGATTCTCTCAACATGGAAGATATTACTGAGGTGACTTTCAACTTGATTTCAGAAAGCATCGAACACATTTTTGACGGCGACCAATTCTATTATGCACATGAGGCCGAACCTGGTGAAATGTTGGAGTTTGTTGAAGGTCTGAATCAGGCTCAATTTGAAAAGGTTGAACACTTCTTTAATAACTTACCAAAGTTAAAAGAAACGGTTGAGATGACTTGTAGTAAATGTGGTTTTTATCATAAAATTGACGTAGAAGGTCTCGAAAATTTTTTCGGTTGACGCTGCGTCACGATAACTTGAGGAATTATTACAAAACTAATTTCTCTTTGATGCAGCATCACAAATACAGTTTGACGGAGTTAGAAGCTATGTTGCCATGGGAAAGAGATATCTATGTCTCTATGTTGATTCAGTATATTGAGGAAGAAAATCAAAAAATAAGAGAACGACAAAAGAGATAAATGGCAAGAGACACCAGTAAGGATGTTACTCATCAACAATCGATGAGTAAATTGTCCGAAAAATCAAAACAAACTTCAGCTTCATTGCTGAATTCCACCAAGGCCACACCTAAGGCTCTTGCGGATAGTGGCGAAATGGATGGAGTTCTTGGTCAAATCTACCAATTGATGGTTGATAATCGCAAAGATGAATTGGCTCAAAGAGTAATAGAAGAAAAATATAAAAAAACTGATACAGGAAAAGAAGAACAACGCCACCAAGAATTGTTGAAGGCGTTAACGGTTCGTAGAAGACCAAAGCCTAAGAGAGTCATTCGCCGTGAGAAAAAGGCGGAAGAAAAAGAGGCAGCTAAACCAACTGAACCAGCTAAACCAACTGCGCCGGCCAAAAAGCCAGCAGAAACGGCTAAAAAGCCACCTGAGCCGGCTAAAAAGCCACCTGAGCCGGCTAAAAAGCCACCTGAGCCGGCTAAAAAGCCACCTGAGCCGGCTAAAAAGCCACCTGAGCCGGCTAAAAAGCCAGCAGAAGATACTGCTAAAAAGGCTGCCGAAGATAAAGCCAAGAAAGCTGCTGAAGATAAAGCTAAAAAAGAATCCGAAGATAAAGCCAAGAAAGCTGCTGAAGATAAAGCTAAAAAAGAAGCTGATGATAGAGCTAAAAAGGCTGCTGAAGATAAAGCTAAAAAAGAAGCTGATGATAGAGCTAAAAAGGCTGCTGAAGATAAAGCTAAAAAAGAATCCGAAGATAAAGCCAAGAAAGCTGCTGAAGATAAAGCTAAAAAAGAATCCGAAGATAGAGCTAAAAAGGCTGCTGAAGATAAAGCTAAAAAAGAAGCTGATGATAGAGCCAAGAAAACTGCTGAACAGGTTAAACCACCAGAGGTCAAACCACCAAAAGCAGAACCGGTTAAACCACCTGACGTTAAACCACCAAAGTCCGAACCTGCACCTGCAGCACGGCCACCTCCAACAACAACTAAGCCATCAACAGCTGGTAAAATTGCAGCGGGAGTTGCTGCATCTGGTGCTTTTGCAGGTTTAACATTTACTGAGAGAGCTCAAGCAGCAAGTCAAGGATTTAAAAAATTAGGTTTAACAAATGATGTAGCAATTGCTGGAGTATTATCAACATCAGCCAAAGAAACACAAATAGGAGCCGCTGGAACAGAGTCTGGTGCTGATTCATATAAAAAGACTTTTGATAGATTGGAAGCAGGCAGAGGCGCAATTCCAGATTCTTTAAAGGCAAAAGGAGTTAAACAGTTAGGTCCAGGAGTAGGTGTACAATATCTAAATTTGACTTTTGGTAAAACAGACTGGACTAAGGAAAAATGGGAATCAGCTTTCGCAAAAGGTGAAGATGGGTTTTTTAAAGATGTTGGATATAAAGGTGGTTCAAAATATAAAGGTCGTGGATTAATACAAGTAACACATGAAGCTGGTTACAAACACATTGGCAATTTATTAGGTCTCGATTTATTAAAAAATCCAGAATTGGTTGCAAACGATAGAAATATTAATATTGCAGCTTCTTTAGGATATATGGGCCTTTCTGTTGGTGGTTTTGGATTTCCACCGACAGATGTTAAAGAATCAAAATTAAAAGAATTTTATCAAAAAGGCCTTGATAGATTAAATGGAATTAAAGATTTTAAAGAAGCTTTAAATGTTTCCGCATCAAATGTTTTTTCTGGTGGTCGTGGCATGGATTACCAAAAATTAGAAAATAATGAATCTTATAAGACCAATTTAGACAAAGCTCAAAAAGCATCCGGTGACGTTTTATCAGCTTTATCCACTGAAAATGCAGACCTCAAAGAAAAGTTAAATAAAGATAAATCAACTCAAACAACGAACAACACCACTACGACAAACAACCAAACAAACAATGTTAAACCTGAACAAAGGGTTGATGATAGACCACCTCATGTAAGAAAGCAACAACAATAAAATGGCTACAGATAATAAAATGTCATATCAGATGGCTGCGAGGTTGAAAAATCAACCTCTTGGTTCCGTTATTGCTGACCAACTTATCTCTGGTGAGGGATATGGTGCATCAATTGGAAAGGCTATTGGTCTAAAAACAAAAGCCAGAGTTACCAGACTTAAAGCTAAATTTGATCCGTTGAACATTGCAAAATTTATGACAGGTGGATCCAGATTGGGTCCTGCAATTCTTGGTAAAATGTTGGGTCGTTCCAGAAAAGATATTGAATACTTCACTGGTCGTGCAAGACCTGTTTCAACTACAACTAAGATTGGTAAACTGGAAAAAGATGGTGGCGGTGGTTCTTCTGGTATGGATGAAATGTTGAATAAGATTTATGATTTTATGAAGCAGAACCGTGAAGAAGATATTGTGGCCAGACAAAAACAGAATAATTTTGCTGAAGAAAAATTAATGGAATCTGAAAGAACTGCCGACAGAAGGCACAAAGATTTATTAAAAGCAATAGAACAACTGAAAAAAGATTTGGTACCTGTGCAAACAGCCGAAAAAGTATCAGAAGAAGGATCATCCTTATTAGGTGATTTGGCTGATATGAAAAGGGTATATGATATATTGAAAACTGCTGGTGGTTGGTTAATGACAGTTATGAGTGGACCACTTGGTCTTGCTTCAAGCATTGCTGCTCTCATATTAACACCATTTGCATTATCATCAATTGAAAAAGATAAGATAGATAAAGACCCTTATGCAAAAGAATATGATAACAATGCTTATGCTCTAAGTGTAAGAAGTAAACTTGAGGGTGGTAATCTTACAGAAGGACAAGCAGCTGCACAATTACAACAAAAAGCACTTAAACAAGTACCAAGAAGAACTGTTGAGGATTTTATTAAATCTGATTTAACAGATAAGGAATTGATACAAGAATTAGGTGCCGATAGAGAAGGCCTGAAAAACTGGTTGGCTGAAAATCCTGAAAAAGCAATGTATCAGGTACCAATGGCTGGTATGCAAACTCAACAATCCAAAACACCGCCAGCACCTGCATCTTCACCTGCTGGAGAAACCGGTGGTGCACCAACAGCAACTCCTATGACACCTGAGAGTGGTGGTGGAACTATGCCTTTGTCTGCACCCTCCGCATCTATGGCGACACCGGAGACTGTTCCAAACATGGGCCAACAACTGGCTTCTGTTATGGGTCAGAATACCGATATGAAATTGGCTGATTTTGCCGGACCACTAGAATCTGTGGTTAACAATCTAAACTCACTCAATAAATCCACAACAACAGGCAAATCAGCATTACCCGCTGTTCGTAATCTGGAAGATACTTTCCAAAGAATGATTATGAATTCAACACGGGTAGTATAAACAAAAAACCCCGCACTAGGCGGGGTCTAAACTTTTATTAAAAGAGTTTAATCTTCTTCGGCCAACTTGCTGAAGTATGCCATATCATCGTCATCTGTGCCAACAAGATCAACTGGTGCCTTTTTAGGTGCAGCCTTTGCTTGTTCCACGGTTGTACGAGCTCTTGGACCACCATCTTCATCAATACTGGTTGTGATACCTAGTACTTTGTCGAGGCGGGTCTTCAAAGTGTCGTATGGCTTGAATTCTTTGTCAGCAACCAACTCCAATAATGAAGCTTGGGACTTCCAAATCTTTTCAAGTGCGTCATCATCACTCAGCAATGGTGCCGCAGATTCGAATTCAGACTTATCATAGTTTTGATAGCCCTCAACTTTACGAATCTTCAATTTGAAGTTAGCACCAGTCCACATATCAAACGGATTGATTGCTGTTTCATCTTCAAACGCAGGGTTCATTGCCTCAGTAATCTTATCAAAGATTTTCTTACCGAACTTGAACAATTTAACTTGCCCTTCGTTCTCAGGATGCTTTGGATCACTTACGATGTACACGTTAGCAATGTAATTGAGTTTACGCTTTTGTTTGCGTACAATCTCTTTGTTGGCTTCTACACCAGAATTCCACAAACGGCTATTGTGTTCACACACGGGACATTGCTGATTCTTGGTTGTCAAGCAGTTGTCAATAAGCCAACCACCAGGACCTTGAAATCCATGTGAGAAGATTTTGACCCATGGAAGGCCATCATCACCGTCTTGTGGAGATGCAGGAAGAAAACGGATAGTTGCCATGCCGTTACCTGCTTTGTCAACCTCTGGTCGCCAGAAGTTTTCTTTGTCAGATGCACCTTCAGTTGATGCATTGAGTTGTTCAATCGCCTTGGTTAGTTTGTCCAAATTACCAGACGATTTTTTAAGTTTAGAGAAATCTACCATAATTTACCTTTCGTATTAACGGAGTATAGTGTATAAACGGATTGTCCACATGATGCATTATATAACATTATTTAGGCGTTGTCAAAGGATAGCCTTCAACATTGCCAAGGTGTTAGGCACGTCCCTGTGCCAGATTGCATGACCACCTGCTATACGCCAATCAGTAATGACACTTTCGGTATCATCAATGATGAGGGTGTCCTCTCTGGCATATTCTTTCTTTAGTTGTTTACCCGGTACAAAATTACGTTTGAATGTAATTCCGTGGGAGTTCAACCAAATCTCTTTTTGTTTTGAAATGTTTTCGTGACTGTCTTGTCGAGCAGTTGATGAAAGTATCTCTGTCGGCACTGGTGAATTGCGTAGAAACTCCAGTAATTCACTAGCGTGTGGCATCATTTCAAGTGTTTCAAAGTTTTGCCCATGAATGAATTGATTGAACAGATTAAATTGTTTTTTGTCCCGAATTTGGTCTGGACTCTCATTGAATAGTTTTTTGTAACGGGCAACAAAGTCGCATATTACACCATCCATGTCCAGGTAGATGCAAGAAATTTTTAGTTTACTCATATTATTTTCAATGAAATGGGCACTTGGCCTGTTTTTTCTCGGCTGTAGTTTTCTTAGCTCTCATCATTTTAGTTAGACCATTATGAAAGAAATATTTAAATGGTTTGATTTTGACTTTCTTAACATCATCAACCACTTCATACCTCAATTCAACATCCTCATCAGTTAGTGGTATAAATTTTGCAAGTGGACTACCAGCCCTAATCATTATTTCTTTGTTACCTTGGTTCTTATTGACCATCAAAAAAACATTTGTGGTTGTCTGATTATAGAAGTCTGTGATACCAGGTGTAATTGAATAACAATCTGAATTGACAGCAAAAACATTTTGAGTCATAAGAAACTTAATGTCTCTATTGCAAGTAAATTCCCATGGAGATTCCATTTTAAATATGTGGTATAAATCCAATGCTCCCGCAGATTGTTCATCTTCATGGTAAGCAATTCGGTTATCAGCCGAAGCAATGGCTCGAGCATTACCATTATGCATTACAATTGAATATTCTGCCCACATGGGTACAATAAAACCATAATTATTAAAATTATTGATGCCATAACAAGAACGTATTGTTGATTGCTTTTCTGGAGCATTGTCAACAAACGGACTATTTCTTTTGTCTAGTTTTTGAAACTTTGATTCTAATGTTTTGTAATAAGGAGGATAATTTTTATTGGCTTCAACAACTGGAAACATCTCCAACAATGTTGGATCATCCGTGTATGCTGTCAATACTATTTTTTCTTTTTTAAACAGAAACATGTTCTTTCAAACTTTCTTTCAAAATAAATTTCAATTTATCTTTATCAAATTCAATGAACGGTGTGTACTTTTCAATTCTTCTTTTCCATGAAGGCCAAACAACATCATCTGATATTTTTTTGGACCACATAGGCAAGAAATTCATAATGTGATTTAATATACACACCGTTTCAAAATTTATGGTACTGTAAGTTAACTCTTTTAAGAGTAACGGATACTGACCATCTTCTACCACCAACATTTCATTTGGTGTTTGTGTTGCGTTAAGAAGACCTATTATATCTTGTTCGAATCTATAAGTCAAGCTCTGATTTCTTTTTTGCCATTGTTTATACGTTTCTTCACCTTCCAGATTGGCAATCTCACCAATCCACTTGGATTCGGTAACGAGGAAGTTAGCCACATAAAAGTTCTTTAAGTCTTCCAGTTTGTATTTACGGGATAACTTATAGAAAGTATACTTATCTTTCCTGATGGCAAAGTTATCTCTGGTAACGTTGGTCTTACCGTGATACTTAAAATAATCGTAGCTATCAGTAATAAAATGAAGTTTGATGGCATTATATAAAGCAAAGGCCGAGAATCCAGAACCTTCTTCAAGCGAGAAAATCATAACGGCAAAGAGGCACTTCTTTTCAATAGGTTTAATTCTTGGGCTTCTTCACGAATCTTGGCCTTCAAAGCATTGGAGACCAATAATGATGCAACATCGACCTCCATACCTGTCTGTTCACAATGGTGAATGATAGCATCCATATGTGTGGTACCCAAGGTGTATGACAGCTTGGAAATCATTTCACTAAAATCATTAATTTCTGTTTTCGTAGGCACGATTATCCTTTGGTATAAAAAATGTGGTTGCCAATCTTCTTCACAACTCTGATATTGGTCCAACCGGGGTTAACATAGACTGCATGGTAGAACATTGCCTTGGTTTTGGCAAGCTCTCTGTGCAATACTGATTCTGTTAATGCCCTTTTAGCAATGTACAGGCATTCTTCCCATGCATATGAATCCTTAACTGGATTAACATTCTCGCAAGTCCATGAGAATTGGCAGGTTGAACCAGTTTTCTGGTAAACAACACCGCAAAAATCGGATGGATATCTCTTGCTGTTTGCACGATTGATTGTGACCTGTGCAACGGCCAATTTTCCTTCATGTGATTCTTTTGCTGCTTCGTAGTAAATGTTTTTAGCAATACAAAGAACCTGTTTATTAATATCTGCACCAACTTGTTCCTTAACTGAAGGTTCATATTGCTTGGCAGAAATGGGTATACATAACGAGGTAAATACAATCAATAAAGTTTTTGATAACTTCATTTGTTCTCCTTGTGTGTGTTTGGGGTTAGACCCCAACCCTCAAGACGATTTCTTGGTAACTTTTGGAAGTTCCATAGGAATGTTAGACACGAAACCATTCAAGGTTTGAGCCTTGCTGATAATTTCTGTTTCTGAGGGAGTTTGTGGTAAAGCCGGATGTAAAGGTGGTGTTTCACCTTTGGCTTTTGCGCTTTCACATTGTACGTGCCATTCAGATTGAATTCGGTCACGTTGAGCATTATATTCATCATATAACATATCTCTTGCCATTTTTAAAAGCTCAAGACGTATTTCAAAGGGTGTCATTGACATGGTTTTCTCCTGTGTGTAAAGTGTGTGGGGGTTTTTATTGGGAACCCATAACCCATTGTCTATTTAGAAGCCTACGGATACT